CGGAGCTTTAACAGTGCTGCAGAATATTGTCCCTTCTGGAATTGCAGGTACAAGTTACATCGATGGTGGTGTGTCTAGTGTACTAAAACGCTACCATTTTAATAGTTTGTACCCTGGCGTTGACTTTAGGAAAGCAGTGCAGTTATTAACGTATGGTGACGACAATTGTGAAGGCAGAAAGAGAATGCTTAGCTTTGTCAAATATCCGAAATATTCTCCTGAAAGTTATGCAGAGTTTGCTAATAATATTGGAATGGTAGTTACAAGCACAACAAAGGAAGGACGAGTTACACACGGTATAGATATAATATCACGCAAGTTTGAATATGTAGAGCATCTTGGTAAGAAGAGACCAGTTGCAAAATTAAAGAAAGAGTCCATCTTTAAGTCCCTACATGGTCATATCGTTAAACCAGGCACAGATTATGATGCAGTTCTACAAGACAACATTACAAGAGCTTTCATGGAGATATCACTCCATGGTAGAGCTGAAACGGAAGCTCTAATGACTGTCATGATGCGGATACAAAACCCACTAGTTTCACAGCATCCTATCATTCTAGGCGCACTATCATATAAAGATATCTGTGATTTGTATGAGCAGTACAGCAAGAAAAGTGTTCCACTGAAATCCACCAGAACAATGGAGTACAACATGGGGGTTACCCAACAGGGTGCTCACGAAGGTGATACACGTATAGCTCGTGTACCAACTGCTATCCTTAAGGCTACTGGACAATTTGCTAGGTATGTTTCAAACAATGCACCACGCGCAATATTGGCTATTGAAAGATGGAAAGAGCCACTAGGTTATATAGCTATGGCTTTAGGAAACAGTAGGCCCCATAGAGTTGATGCACCACAACCAATAGAACCAATAGCTACGCCACATCTATCCAACTTCAATATGGCAGACAATGTGAAACGATTAACATGGGATGTACAACAAGGATTGGGGGAACTGAAAACAGATGACCCACTAGGACTATTGTCAAACATGTTCAGGAGGTGGTCTTATATAGACTACATTGAAACTACCTCAGCAGCTAACATTGGCGATGTGTTGTGGTCATGCACTGTCGATCCAAAAACTGCGAACCATTGTTTATCCAAATCATGGGGCAGTGAAACAGACCGCGTCGGTATAGCAATGACCAACGTTGCAGCGGCTGCAGCACCATTCGAGTATGCAGCAGGTTCTATGGAGTATCGTTTTGTTGCATACGCTCCTTTGTCTGTAACCTTCACGGCTAAGATAACGTATGACCCACATTCAGCTGAAGGAGATATGCCCCCACTTAACACACAGCACACATATATTTGGAACGTGACTGATGATCCGACTATGGATATTACCGTCAATAATGGTCAAGTAATGCCATTTGCTAGGATGCCCATATCAACTCAGTTCAAAATGGTGTCACAAAGAAGAGGGAGAGATGCAAGATATTTCGGATTTGGAACTCTAACCGTGTCAGTGTTTTCCCCAGTGAATGCCATCGGTACAACCGCTGAGCCTAATTCATTGTGCATTGCCGTGTACATTCGTGGTGGTGAAGACTTGGAATTCATGGGAACTTCTGATCAATGGAGTGAACTACAACCAATGTTAAAAATTCAAGCTCCAAACATACGCGAAAAATATACTGATTACACGAATACACAAGCAGGTTCTAGCGCGGAACACATTGAGTTTGATGGCACCCAAACGCACGCACCTACAATAGCAGTAAGTGACGGTTTATCTGAGACAAGCGCACCTACGATTGCTACTATAACACCCACTACAAATTCCACCCAAACCAACACCACAGAGCCACCCATCAGACATATGCGATACAATGCGTACGATTGGCAACGACCAGCACCACAACAAGAGCGGCATAACGCATGGTTATCACTTGCGCCACTAGCCGTCATAACACAGCTAGTTCTTTCAGCAATGTGCATAGGTTGCTTAAATGCCAACTGGGGAGAGATAGTTACTCAGGTACAGCGTAGCATAAAGCAATTGTGGGAAAGGAAACAAAAGAACTCTGATGACCACGACGATGAACAGATTTACATTCCCGTGGCAATGGACGTCCGTCAGAGTTTAGATGCTGCCCAACTTAAAAGTAAACGTAGATTCAAACCATTCGCGGAAGTGCGACCGAATAATGAAGTCGTGACCGTACCAATGGAGCAGACTGAAACTTTTATCACGCATGATACCTTTACAATGTTCACAGATGACTCTGCAACCTTAGACAAGTGGCTTGGCAGAGACATCGTCCTTTATGAGGAACGAATGGAGGATGGGCATTTCAAAACCACTTCAATCAATCCGTGGGTGGAATTTTTAAACAATGGTTTTGTCAGAGACAAACTATCCTATACTTTTGCAATAAGAGCAACATTGGTATTCAACATAATGATCGGCGAATCCAAAGTACATGCAGGAGCAGTGATGGTAGCCTATAGACCAAACCTAGCTGATGAATTTGAGTATAACTTCTTGGACGCAGCTGGTAATGACAAAGCAAACACCACAGAGAAGAAATTATGTAGATTAACTCTTCTCTCTAATGCCGATCACGTTGTGGTTAGCCCCCAATACACAACTAGAGTTACAATGAAAGTCCCGTTTTTCTGGGATAAAGAGTTCGTACCACTAGTGGGGCAAGACATAAACCAACTAGGGAAACTGTATATATCTAGTCTAGTTCCATTAAGGAAGATAGGAGAAAGTGCAGGAATACCAGATTTACCCTTCACAATACTAATGCATCTTGAAGACGTGGAATATAAAGGAGCGACTGCCACGCCGATGCCAACTTATTATAACGCAGGTGTAACAATAAATGAGCAACACAAAACGACTTCGCAATTACCATTAATATATGGTGGCGAGTCAATTGTTAGCATAAAACAACTGATGAAAAGATCTACACAATTATTCATATCAGAACCATCTACGCAGGAAGGAACAATGACGCTTTACTTCCCTGCCTTACCCCCTTACCCAGGTTACTCCACCGCTATAGGGTCACACATGTTTAACGGCAAGCACTTTAATGCTATCAACATGACCCCAGCGACCTACTTTAGGTCAATGTACGTTGGTGTGAGGGGGTCTTCAAAATTCATAATTTTCCAGTACCGTAACTGTGCAGCGTGTCCAAGCATGGTACATAAAGCGTCAATCACACATATCTTTCACGGTATAGTAAAAGACACGCAATCCGGTGGCGTCGATTCAATGTTTCAAGCAACTGATGACGATGGGCCACACTTTCTAGGTAGCGAGACTAGCACACATACAAACCCGACACTTCACATAGAGGTCCCGCACCAGACGCATCATCTGTTCCAACGCTCCAGGAATACAGATTATGCACACACATATAATCACGTGAAGTACGTCGTATACAATAATGATGGGCCATCTCAGGAGATGGTCTATTACACACCAGGGGAAGATTTCCAACTTATAGGATATATTGGTCCACCCCTGATGATGCAAGGTAATAAAACCTAACAGGACCACAAATTAAATAGATACATG